ACCAAGCCATTTCTTCTATTCCAGGTGTCTTACGATTGACCTTGGGCGAGCCAGATTTTCCGACACCAGATCATGTGAACGCACCGGCACCATGCTCCAGTGCCGACACTCGCTTTTCTAGGAGGCTGTCGATTGGCTTATCGCTCAGATACAACTTATCGATTGCCAGCATACCGCCCTCTAACACCATCAAGTCATCATCAACCAATTTCGTAACGTGAGTAACGCGAACCTTTGTTCCCATTGGCAATTTCTTTGCCAATTTACCAGTAGTTAGGTCAGTAACTTCGCACTCTGAACGCGTCCAGAAGTCTTGGTCGGCAATATCCTTCAGATTCTTTTGCCATGCCGGCTTATCTTTATTCGGATCAGCTGGCGCAACTAGCTCTGTCGCTGCAATACCGAACGGCTTGTTATTCTTAACGGCGTACTGCGATAGGTAGTATTTCTTGCCCTGTACCACTGTCTCCTTGGCGATATCGATAACCGTCCCTCTAGGAATCACGTTACCAAACGCTTCCATGGTTATCATATTGACGGCACGTAGTCCTGCGACTGGTGCGACGACCAGTTTTATATCTTCAATATCGTTCAGGTTACGCACCCACTCGCTTCGTTTCAATTCTTCCGCTTGGCGAGCCAACTCTGCACGTCGTTGGTGCGCCTCCTGAGAATTATTTACATCAGCACGGATTTGGTCGATTGACCATCCCTTAGCAGCTTGCCCCAAGTAGTGCTGTAAACCCTCTGGGTCAACTTCACGCCCTAAAATTGAGCGGAACACTTCGCGAATCTGTGTCTCGTTGACTGTCGGACGCGAACCGCCGCCAGCGTGATAGCGGTCAGCGATTGCACGGATACGGTTCTTGTCGATTGGCGAACAACTGGTATTGAACCATTCTTTATGCACGTAAATATTTAGGCGGCGGCCGTAAGCTTTCTCCATATCGTAATGGAATTCGCCCATCGTCTCATAATCACCATCGCTAAGGCGTGTATTACATTCATAACCTACTGTCGTAGCATTACCTCTAGCATTACCAGCGTGCCAAGCGGCGTTTACAGCATCTATAATCCATGCCACCCTGCCAGCCTCGCCGACAGTGTGCGCTGAGGTATTACCATTAGCGCGGCACAGATAATTCACTATCGACATAAAGTCTGAATTACTGCCCCACCAGTGATACGTTACACCCTCTACGGCTCGTGCCATGCCATACACTGCCGGTACTTGGCTTCCAGGCGTATAGTTCGGCGAGTTAAATTGTGTTAGTTCTTGGTATGACATTTTCTACTCCTCCTTTAACACTTTCTTAATGAACCGATAAACAAACTTGAAAGTTGCCGCGAAAAGCAAACCAACCACTGCACCACTAAATGCACCTGCAAATATCGCCATAAAGAATAATTGCTCTAACATACTCATTTCGCTATCCTATCGATAATTACCATTTTCAGTATTGCTCCAGCCACGGCGGCGATGATGAACCAAACTATCCTTGCTTGGTTATCTTCTAGTTTGTCTAGCCTGTCTTCATGATTTCCTACGTCTTTTTCCAGCTTCACTAGCCGCTCTACTACCACCGTCAGATCCAGTCTGTCAATCTTTGCACTGATTGACTCTATCTGATTCCTGATGTTCTGTATGTCGGCGTCCATCTTTCCCAGTTTTTGCCATAGCTCCGCTTCGTTAGTATTATTTGCTGCTGCCATGCTTTGTCGGTCTCCTTTCTCTCACCCCAGGCCGCAACCAAATAAAAATATGCGTCCTGAAACGCATATACTTACCTACATTATACCACGGTTTTACCGTAAACATAATGCATTTTTCATGGTTCTATACAACCACAACATATTGGTTGGAAAGATTTTATTCAATCGAAACAAGACAATGCCACTCTGCCAGTTGTACCTGCTATCATCCAGTATGGTCGAGCAAGAGTAATAGTACAAACTGATACTGTAGAAGCTACGACATCAGTCACGTTTCCGAAGGAATTTGAGAACGGAATGATACCAACTATCATTTGTACGTACAACGGTTACGGCAGCGCTAGCGACCCGTGGTCAGATACGCCAAATCCGTCTTGGGCTGGTGCAACATTTGGAGCTGTTGGCGTTACTAATTCAGGGTTTACGGCGCGTTGCCGGCGTTTTGACGGCGCTATGCTTAGGGGTGTGTATTACTTTAGTTGGGTTGCGATTGGTGCGGCTTAATTATTTAACATACTCCATAGTAACACTCACTTCCGAACTGCCCCAAGCATAACTGCCAGAAATAGTAATATTCGTTTTATCAATGGAGGTAATACCAGCTTGGTGCGTCCCCTCAATGTATGGCAGTGCCTGTTTTATAGGATTGTTTGACAATACGCCGGACAACCTCATATTGCCAGACCACGAAATCAGCTCCCAGGCGTTAGTCAAGCCGGTAATGCCATGAGGCAGGATTGAGGTGTTGTTCCCACCAATCATATTGACCACACCACGCACAACCTTGCGATAAATCTGGCGACCATCGATCCATTTTTTGCCAGTATCCATCTCGGTAGATTTATAGGTTTTAAGGCTATCTGCTAATTTATCTGGTTGTATAGAACCATCGCCTATCCCCGTTCCATCATGAAAACTAGCGTCATTTGCTGCCAAAAGATTCATTTTTGCAGCTGTTAAAATTTCGCCCGGCACAAAATTTAAGTTAACATACGCCATATTATCTCACCCTTTCTATTTGAAATGTCTCAAATCGCTCAATAATCATACCTTTATCGCTATACTTCAGTTCGTAGTCCGACTGTTCTTTATGGACACTTTGCTTTAGTGCCACTTCACTCTCTAGCTGCGCTCGCTCGAACGGGCTCATAGCAAATGAGTTCACCAGCTCTACTGGACTAGCCTCGCCTGGCTGCACTGGATTTATTGTTCCTCTCTCAAATTTAGATAACCGTGTGTCGTTACCAGTTAACGCTTCGTAGCCAATCATCGGAAATCCTTCAGGCGTTTTGTCCAGCCTCTCACGAGTCGTCAGAAACAGCCCCTGATAGTCATAAATATCACGGTTGCCTCCACGCCTAGGTGCGGTAATTGCTGAAAAGCCTTGAATTGTCTTTGCCGGAAAACACTCAACTGCGACTACCAGATTAGTTTTCAGACATCTCACAAAGTACACCTGGCTGTAATGCTGAGCATAAAAATCTGCCATTTTCTCCAGTTCGGCTTGGTCTTGCGTTTGCTTGGCTGTTTCGCTATCCATTATTTCCTCCAATAAAAATACGACCGCCGCTCTGGCTGGTCGTATATACTGCTTACATTATACCACATTTAGTTTGCTAGCACATCTCCGCCATCCAGCGTTGATTTGTCCAGCTCAAACGCACTAATTTTCGGACGTTCCTCCACCTCCAGACTCTGTCGAAAATTAGCATTCACGCCGCCTGCCAGCTCGTAACTGGTAATAAAGCAGCTGAAACTATCAGCCAGCTCATCAATCTGCAAGTCCACCGTATCGCCGATCTGTAAATACGGCACAAAAAAGTTATCCAACTTGAACTGTCTGTTTGGTTTTGAGTACAACGTTACGATGTTATTAGCGATCGCCCTCGCACCGCCAACATCCTGCACCAGGTTATTTTCAATCTTCAATACCTCTGCACCAAAACCGGTTGACGTGTCAGGATTGACTCCGTACTGTTCAATGCTTGGCTCACTCACGGCATTTTCGGTAATTACTTGCGTTACCTTTGCCGGTACGCCCCATAACTGGATACGGTTAATATATCCGTCCACGCTTGAGTTATTGCGGAAGGTCATTTTGTAAGTGCTGCCGAAGTTATAAACTGATACCAGCTGTACATTGATTGCACCGCCTCCACCGTCAGAATTTCTCGTGCCAGAATACATCGATGTACCAGAGTTACTGCTTGCATGAACTGGTCTATCTACACTTACAGCATAAAAGTCCCCAACACTATCCTGAAACTCAGCGAAAATGTCGATAGTTTTACCAGCTCTTATTTTCGTCTGCTCACTGCCCTGCTCCAGCTCCCACAATTTCTGAAATGCCTGCACTTTGAATGGCTTTGCTACCACCTGCGCCGAGTTTATTACTGGCGTTGACTTAATTTGTAGGTTAGTCAGGTTAGAATAACTGAACGTATGAGCTGTTTGCTGAGTCTTCGCCAGGTGCGTTCTATTCCAGAACCGAATTATCCCCTGCTCGTCAACGAAGACCAGCGCCGCTTCCGCCTCTGCTAATTCTTTCAATAAATCAGTCACGCTCTTATCTTTTGGCGACAAATAACCAATCGCCACCTGTTGCGACCGGTCGATCTCAAACTGGTTGGCGCTAAATCCCTGCTCAATCAGTAAATCTCGCACAATTTCGTGTGCAAACTTACCCACAAACGCTGGCAAATTAGAATATTTTGTGTCCAGGTAGGTAATTGCGTCAAACGCTGTCAGCTCCACCGTCTGCTCTACAATATTTATTGTCGGTGTACCCACGAACCCAACAAAATTCGTAATCATCTCGCCATCATATCCAGTCAATATCTTTATCGGTCGCCCCGCCTTGATAAATTTGCCAATCACGGGGTCTTTTTCTGGCAAGAACCGCCCCGTCGTATTATTCAGCGTGATTGTCGCCTGAGCCGTAACCACACCCCATGAATAGCTGCTTACCTTTTTACTGATTTTGAAGTTCTTAACGTAGCGGCTTTCGTCTGTGTACGCATATTTGTCAAAAAACGTCACCACATCGCCTGAACCCTTCAGAAAATCTCCACCATCCAGCGCTGAAGAATCCAGATTAAAGAACCGTGTAGTAGGATTTATTTGCTTACTCCACCCCAGCATCACCGCGAAGTCGGTTTGTTTACGCGGCGCGCTCACCTTGCTGATAAAATTAGCCGAAACTGCCTGCATTTACACCTCCCGAATTGTTACGGTTAGGCTCGTCATCAAGCTGCCGCCGCGAATATACTCGTCGGTGTCACAGTCTGTCATAATCCCATCAAACTGAAGCACGCCGTATTTTGATTGGTCGTTATAAAACCTCACCGTGCCAGTGGCATTAAAGATATCCTCAAAGAATCGAAACTGCGCTGGCGTTACGGCCGTAAATGTCATTTTGGCACGCTTTTTGGATGGAAAGCTATGCCTCTCAATACTGCCATTAATTGACAGGTTGTCGGTTTTCACTACCACCGGCGAATCGTCATAGCCGCTTGGATAAATTGGTATTTCTTGACCGTTTAATCGTATCATCGGAGCGCTCCTAACTGATCAAGCCGTAGTCCCTGCGCTTTCAATGCTCGATTGATTTGTTTAGCAATGTTCACTGCATCCTCCTCGCTAAATTTCTCGTCTCTAGTGGTCACATTCACGGTGATATTGACATCTCGTGCGCCAACGCCGTCGCTGCGCTTGTTAATTTGCGTCACCAGGCTTGCCATCTTACTTTCTGGAACGCCCCATTCGTTCTGCCCGCCGTCACCAGCATAAATAATCGAACCGCCGCCCTGCGGAGTAACGATACCACCGGTCGCCATTCGCGGAATATGCAAGCTTGGAATATTGCCAATGTGTACACCTGGAATCTTATTGATAAGTCCAATCGCACCGTTAATCATGCCGATGAACCCGTTTGCCATCCTCTCGACCATGCTTAGTGCGCCATTAACTGCACCCCTGACTGCACCGCCAATAGCATTGCCAACGAAGCTGCCCAGCCTTCCGAACATCCCAGTGATAGTGTTCCACACGCCGCCGAAGAATCCTGCTAGCCCGCTAAATATGCCAGTTATAGCGTTCCATGCTCCACGGAAAATACCACCAAACCATCCTGCCACGCCAGCGAATACACCGACGATTCCATTCCACACGCCACCAAACCAGCCAGCTGCCGCATTCCACACACTCACGATAATATTCCATGCACCGGCAAATATTCCGCCGAACCAGCCCACGACAGCCGAGAATATTATCACAATGCCGTTCCAGACATTAGCAAAGAACCCTACCACAGCATTCCACACCGCTACGATAGCGTTCCATGCACCCTGGAATAGTCCGGAGAAGAATCCGACCACCGCATTAAACGCAGCAACAATCCCATTCCACGCTCCCTGCGCAGCAGCCACCACGCCGTTCCAAAAATCCGTCAGCCATTTCTTAACCGTATCCCAGTTGGCGATAATCAGCGCCACCACACCAGCAACAATAGCCACAATAGCACCGATCGGACCCATCGCCATTAGCCAGGAGGCAGCAATCCTAGCGCCGGCCACTAACGCTTGTACGCCCATCATCACAAACGTCGCTACTGCTTTTGCGCCCATCACTACCGCACCGGCCGTCCACTTACCAAAAGCTATAGCCCCTTGCACGCCCATAATCCCAGCGTGAATTACAGCCTTGCCGCTCATCAGTACAAAGTTTTTAATTGCTCCAGCACTAGCGATAGCCGCATTCTTGATCCATGAACCAAAAGCTATAGCTCCCTGAACTGCCATCTTACTAGCGTTGACTGTCGCTGAAACAACAGTCTTTGCCAAGCTCTTGGCTATTTCAGCCGCCATTCCTGCACCCTTAACTGCTGCATTTTTTGCCATCACAGCAAACGATTTCGCCGCTTCAATGCCAATTTGTATTAATTTTGGCAATACAATCGTTCCGATGACAATACCCAGGTTGATCAGCAGTGTTTTATTGTCGTTAATCCATTTCGTGATGGCGTTGAATACATCTCCAGCAATCTTTTTCGCTTCTTCAAACTTCGCAATAAACCAGTCTGCCACAGCCTGCCCAAAATCGCTCACTGCTTTCTTGGCATCATCGAAAAACTTACCTACACTCTCGGCGATATTCTTAACAGTGTTGCCAGCGCTTTCTAAAAAGCCCTTGATACTATTTATGGAATCGTTCCAGGTGTTTTTAATCCATTCAGCAGCCTTGCCGAAAATGTTGAATTTCATCTGAAGGAATACGAGAGCCGAAACTACGGCTGCGATAGCAACCGCCCATAACATCATTGGATTGCCAGTTAGCGCAACGCTCAGTATCTTAAAAGCACCGGCCGTACCCTCTATTCCTTTTTTATATTCATTGACCTGCTTAATCGCACCAGTTATGCCCGACCCAACCTTCATAATCGCCCAAGCACTTGCCAAAGATGTTAGTGCCGGGACTAGGTTGTTTATGATCGTATCCGCAACCTTCTGCACTGTGTCCTTATTCTCTTCCAGCCAATTTGTCGCATCCTCTACAGCTTTGCTGATTTTGTCGAACACGCCACCAACTTTGACTTGCCCAGTCGCTGCATCCACGCCGACAATTTTCATACCCACATTGGTAATTGTTTCCAGCAGATTGCTCATGCGGCCGTTGAACGTGCGAGACTGTTTGATAGCACCCTGAAAAGCCATGCCGCCCTCAGCACTCGCCATCTGGAGTGCCTTCCGTAGCACGTCAGCCGTAACCTTACCCTTCGACAAGTCATCGCCAAAGGTTTTAATGGAGTGTCCCGCACCCATCGCTGCGATGATATATTTTTTGAATCCACCAGCACCTTGGTTGATGATCTGATACCAGTCTTGCGTCATCATTTTGCCAGTACCGATTGCCTGCGTAATTGGCAGTGCCAAGCCCTGTAAATCTGCACCAGTTGCACCCGCCAAGTCGCCCAAATTTCTCATCCAGCCCATCAAATCCTGAACCGCCACGCCGTTTGCCAGGAACATTTTGGCAGTCGCCTGGATGGATTTATTGTCAAAGGCTGTTTCTTTGCCGTATTGATACAGTGTTTTCATGACGACATTCGTCGCCTCTACTGTTCCAGTTAGCGATTCAAAAGACGATCGCAGTGACTGCAATTCAGATGCGCTTTTTACGAACGACATCAACCCAAAACTACCACCCACCGCCACCGCAGCGACGCGCTTCAGCGTCGATTCAATGAATCCGCCCGCTTGACTAAAGGCGTCCTTCAAATTAGCAGCGTTGCCGACTAGTTTCTTACCTACATTGCTGCTAAAATTTTTAACGCTCGCCTGGGCAGTCTTCAAGGCAGCCTGCAAGGCTGATACGTTTGCTCGAATTGTCAGAGTGAGTGTGCTATTATTCATCTTCCGCCTTCTTTTCCTAGCGGACGAAAAACAACAAAAAAATGCGGCTCAAAGTCCGCATATATTACCCATATTATACCACATCGTGATATAATCCCTCCATAAGGAAAGGAAAATAAACTAGCATGTTTAATCTCTTCAAGAAAAAAGAAAAACTGCCGCTACGTGCCAGCGGCGAATATAACGGTACATACAACCCTATCAAAGACAGCGTTTTGTCAGCTGAATTATTATTTGATCACGATAGTGTTACCTTTTTGTTTGATAAGGGCGTTAAAAAAGATGTCATACGGCGCTTTGATTGGTCAGAGGTAGAAGGCTTTGATTTTAATTCAAAAAAGGAAGACAAAACTGTCGTTTTCCGTACAATATTGTACTTGAAGGACGGGCAAATCACTTTAGTTAAACCAATTGAAGAAAGCAACGTTCAGTACGGTATTATCACTACGTTAGAACCTCATTATAAGAAAATACGCCAGTTTGTCGCTGGCAAATTAAATTCGGAGTCCTCCAAGTGAATCTGTCTATCCGTCGCAAAAAATCTGCTGAATCCAACAAAATCGACAAGACCAAACTATCTGTCAAAAACTTCAAACAAATCTACCAAGAAAATAAGAATAGACCGCTTACCAAAAACGAAAAGCGAGGATGGGCTATTTTGGGCGGTATCATCATAGCTATTCTCGTCATTGCTCATGTTAGCAATGTAATGGAGCAGTCTCGTCTCGAAAAGGACAATGTTCCAATCGTTATCTCTGATGTAGAGGACAATATCAAGCTCGATTACCACACCGACAAGCGTGAGATATCCGCCAAAATATCGGGTGTTAGCTCATTTGCCGAGGTAAAAGTCTCAGGCGACAAAACCGATATCCACGACCGCAAAGACGCAGCTGGTAATATCAAATACGAAGTTAAAAATATTAAAGAGGGAGATAGCGATATCTCTATATCTGTTGTCGACGGCAAACGCCATAGTGATAAAACGATTAAGCTTCACCGCCAAACAAAAGCCGACTACGATAAGCAAGAGCTCGAAAAAGCTCTCAAGTATACCGAGGATCTAGTAAAAAAGACTGAAGAACAACCCACTAACGAAAACATCTCTCGTGCCAAATCAGACATCAATAGACTACCAGAAGACAAGCGCGCTCCATTCTCTGAACGTATCGCCAAACTAGAAAAAGCCAAGCAGGAAGAAAAAGAACGTGCTGACAAAGCCAAGAAAGAGGCTGAGGAAAAGAAAAAGCAAGAGGAAGCCGCCGCTGCTATCGCTCGCCAACAACAGCAGACGCGCTCACAACCAGCAGCTACACCTCGCCAGACTGCGCCCTCACCGCAACCCGCTCCGTCGGAGCTGAACTTTAGTAGCTGCAAAGAAGCGCGCGCCGCTGGCTATAGTCACATGCGTCGAGGTGAACCTGGGTACGCATCACACCTTGATAGAGACGGTGACGGTATCGCCTGCGACAAACACAGATAAAAGTAAAAGCAAGGACAGCTTACTGCTGCCCCGCCTTATCGATTTGCTCCTTTTCGACTACCGCCTCAACTTGGCGTCTTGCTAGGATAGCTGCGGTAAAATCCTCTGGCTGATCCATGTATTCATCGTACGTCCATCCATATTCCTTACAGATAAGCGCAATTTGGATCATCTGCGGCACTTCGCCAGAACCATTGCGTAGAGCGCGGTCGTACTTAATAGACCACGCCTCTATTCTTTTGGGAGCTCCTTGTCCTTGCCGAAGACCTCCATGACCTTATTGCTGATCGTCTCGTAGTCGTCGCCAAATTCGCTGTCCATCAGTGCTTCAAATGGCTGTTCACGGTTGCCGCAGTATTCCAACAGCAACTTTTCAATCAGCTTGTCGCTCGCACCCATGACATTGCCCAGGTCAACATCCACATCGCCGCCACTAGCTTCCATCTCCTTAGTGGACATGGTTTGACCTTCCAGCATTAGCCGTCGGTACATACTGCGGTCACGGTTACGAATAAACCCGCGGATAACGGCGCTACGCCCGTCTTTTAGTTCGATAAACAGTTCTCGATTACTCATTTATTTGCTCCTAGTACTCGTATTTATTAATCAATTCAGCTTCGATAGTCTTGCCGTCTGTAATATTTAGCAAGCCCTCAAAGTTGATAGTCTCAGTTGAAATATCACTCAGTCCGTAGCTTGGCTCACGGCTAGAAATTGCCACCTTGCTTATAGTAAACAGCAGACTGGTTGGCGTGGTGTTACCGGCTTTGTGGTTTTTGTCGATAAAGCCAAACTGCATTGCCTGAGTCGTACCGTTCAACATCGTGGTTTTGTAGGTATTGTCAGTGTAGAGTTTCTCAATTGAACCGCTAACCTCAAAGTCCTTATTAAAGATCTCCTGAATGTCATCCTTAGAACTCGACGTTTGAACCGCCTCCAAGTTTTTCTTAATTTCCAAGCTGAAACTCTTAACGTCTTGTAGCTCTGGCGCTGCTGCTAGCCCGGCTGCATCGGCTGCCATTTTCAACAGCACATCTTTCGGAATAAACTCAGTTTCCGTCGCATCATAGGCAATAGTGACAGACGACGGCGTTACGTCCTTTGACTTTTTCGACATCAAGCTTACTTCAATCTTCGGATAGTCGTCAGGTGTCCATGAAATCTTAAAGCTCTCAATCATGGCGTACGGAAACTGCCCGCAGAATACCGCCTCTTTAATGGTAACGGTAGAGCTGATGTGTGTATTCTCATTATTAAGCGAGAATAAGTGCTTCTTAGCTCCCGTATCGCCAGCAACAGGCGTCGTTGCGGCTTTTTGACCAAACACCAGTGCTAGCCAGTAATAAAGTCCCTTTGCCCACGTCTTGCCGCCGATTGAACCCTCGCCCTTAACACTCATTACATCAACAGCGTTGTTTTTGGTGATGTTATTGTACGCCGATTCGTTAGTTTTCGTCTCTGGCGTGTCCTTAAAGCTAAAATCCAGCTGTGGATAAAAATACGTCGGCATTTTGGCGGTACCTCTGGTGTCTTCCAGCGCCAACCCCACGGCGGTCTTTCGACCTGTTACAATCTTTTTCTCTGCCATTATTCCTCTCCCTCCTTATTTTCGGCTTTGGCTTTTTTAAATGCTTCTTCAAAGCTTTCTGCTTCGACAGACACGCCGAACTCTGGCAGATAAAATGACTGCTTCGGTGCGGGTGCTGCTGGCTGATTATCTTTCTTCACGGTTAATCCCTTTCTTACGCGAAATCAGTCAATGGGCAAAAGAAAATGCGACCAAGGCTGATCGCATATACTACCCGTATTATACCATGGCGCTTACATTTATCCAACCATGTCGCGAGTGCGCACCGTAAATCGTATTAAAGCTTCGTTAGTAAATACGCTACCGCCCCGCTCGCTCACTACATACTCAATTTCCGTTTGGCTACCTAGATCGATTATCAGTTCGTCAGATTGCTCATCCTGAAATCGTCTCAGTACAGATAAAATCGTCTCAGGCAGTAATTTATTCTTGCTATCTCGCCCGCAAATCATTTTCACTAGTGCCATATGACTGCCGCTACGTTTCGCTGTACTATTAAAATCTCTAGTTAGGTCATATGCCACATTGATTAACACTGTCGAGTGCGTTTCGATTGAATACGAGGCATCATCAATGACACTCTGCCGCTCATAACTAATAAAGCACATCGGCAAGCTTGATTTATCCACCACCATTGGATCACCCAAATAATATTTATTCCTCAAATCTTTTGGGCCGTGCTCATTTAACAGGTTGCGCAGCTTTGCTAAAATTGGGTCTTCGTATTGCATTATCTCTCTCCTTCAGCCTCTAAATAAATTTGTAATCGCTGGCGAATATACCGTGCTTGCGATTCGGTCATGCCCCACATCTTGCGTGCTGGCATATTTTTCGTGCCCATCTGATGATATTTGAAATACCGCGTCGGATTTTTAATAACCGCTTTATCACTATATATTTCCGCCTTAAAACCATCCTTCATCTTGCCTGTTTTATTCAGTAGCGGCCACGGATAGTTTCGCTTACGCTTCTGCCACTGTGCGCCAAAAACTGTACCACGCTTGCCACTAAAATTCTTGGAAATCTCATCCAGCATAAAATTAGCCGCCTCTTGCAATGGTATACGCAGACTACTAGCACGCTTCCATCGATTTAATAATATCTGATTGAATTGCTTCAGTTCCTCACCGTCAACCGTGACGGAAATTGGTACTTTTTGCCCGTCCATCTACCAATCCTCGCTACTGATATGCGATCTCTTTGAAAAAAGATCTCCATCATCCCGCGCCGCAAATCCTTGAGCACTTCTTGAACAGGCTTCGCCGCAAACCGTGGCAATTAGCGTGTTCAGTTTTTCGTTTGCCAGCTCCAATTTCTTATAGCCATCCTTGCTGGTATTTTCAATGTCTTCATTAAATCCATAATCCCGCACTAATAGCATACCGGCAGCTATTAGCCGCTGGATGTAACGTAATGTGGGCTTATAGTCCTCAGCCCAGGCAGCCTCACATGGAATCTTTGATATGATTTCGCTCAAGGCTTCAGCTCGCACTTTCTCGACATATTCAGGCTCTACACTAGAACTAGCAAAGCGCACTGACACTTCCTGTCCAGAAACAACCGGCTTTTCCAGCGTAATCAATGCATTGGTGGTGTCTACTTCGGTTACTTTGACTAGCTTATTGTCCACCAGTACTCGCACATCTTTTACGTCAATTGTATCGTCGCCGTTGACGTCAGCCAAGATATAGTCTCCTAGCGAAATCACCGAACTGTTAACGTCGTTAAACTCCAATAACTGGCGGTGATACAATCCCGCTTCCTGTAATATATCTTTGATAGGTTGATTTATTTCGTGCTCCATATTATTTCTCCTAATCCTCAAACAAAGGCGGGCGAATCATCTCCCGCCTCAAGTCTGCCGACTAAGAACCTTTCACAGTCACGATAAACTGCATTGCCTGGTAAGCTGCGTCGTAACGACCACGCAAGCCCCAGCTAAACACATCAGTTTCGAATGCCCTGTCGCTGTTTATGTCGGTCTTCGCAACAGGTGCACCAACCTTCACGCGCTCAGCAATTGTCAATGGGCACATACCCTCTTTAGCCGCCACCAAGAATGCTGCTTTGCCAGCAATACGTGGGTCAACGATAAGCTCAACACGTTTGTAATTGGTGTTGCTCTGTCCATTGTCCAACTTCTCGCGGAGCAAGATTTTCTCAGCTTCCTCGCGGTTTTCCTGACCAACGATCAAGTGGGTTGGAATTGGGTTGATAAAGTCGCCATCAGCATCTTTCATGCCTACTAATGCGTCAAAAGCCTTACTGAACGTTGAGGCACTAAATGCTCCAGGAACCAAGTTGCCACGATCTGCGTGGAAGAACGGCTTGCCGTCGCTCAAGTTAGCAGTAAAGCCAACAGGAAGTGCAGCTACAGCCAATGCACCGTAATGGCGACCACTCTTAGTAGTCATCACACGAGTTTGGTTTGGAATCTGACCGAGGTCATCATCTTCAATCTTTTCGCGTTCAACGTCCAGGGTTGACTCCCACTTTCGTGGAGCGATTGTGTGGACGGTGTTGTCAGCCACGCCGTGTTTGCGCTCTGACTTGAACTCACGCATGCCAGGCACGCTGTTGAGTGTCACGATGTTGTTGACCGCACCTGTCACTGGTGTGATATCGTACAAAATGCCCTGCAGAGGGTCTTTGTACTCTTTTTTAGTAGTCTTGTATACCGTCTTGATGGCGGTATCAAGCTTTTGTAGCATTGCTATTAAATCCATCTCTTCTTCCTTTCTTTTCTTAGCTTAGGCGAACACCTACAGTTTTGTTATCAATTACTTCAACAATCTGTCCGATTGCAGGGGCGGTAGCGCTAACAGTTGTCGTAACCTTGTCAGATGTAGCAACTGCAACAGCCTTGCCTAAGTCAGCAGCAGCTACTGAGTCGATCGCCAACTGGAACACACCTGTTCGATAGATGCGTACCTCGCCCTGAAATAAGCCGTTGGTGCTTTCCATTGCAACGCCTAGGAATGGTTTTGCGCCTGCTTCTGCTGCTTTAGCATTGCCTGCAGCGTCAACAGTAACTAATTGTCCGCGATTGATCACATTGGTGCCAAATGGTGCTGAGATCAAATCGCCGTCTTGTCGTAGAAATGTCATTATTGATTCTCCTTCTCACGCTTTACTTCTTTATAATCTTCTTCATTCAGTCCGAATCGCTCGATGTCTGCTTTATCGGAGTCGTCCAGCTGAACTTCATCACCATTTCCATTGCCGCCTTCACCGCCATCTTCGCTCAATAGCCGCATTGCCGGCATTGCCGCAAAGAGTTCCGATAATAGCACATCAACAGATTTGGTTTTCGTATCAGATAACTGCACCTTGGTATCTTTGGCGGCGCAGAGTGCCAAATAGCTCTCCCTTTGAGCCGGGACAAGCTTGCCTTCAGAAAGCAACTTCTCATATTCAGCCTCAGCCTGCTTTTCCGATAGCTCTCGCTTCTGCTTTGCCAGTTTGGCTTTTTCCCGAGCCAACTCAGCTTTCTCAGCTTCAAGCGCTTTCTGCTCGTCAGACAAATCTTTCTTATCAGATAGGTTATCCTCTCCAGACTTGTCTTCGTCTTTATCTTCTGGCTCTTTAGCGTCAGCAATTTGCTGCTTTACTGCTTCCTCCTGATCTTCAGGAACTTCAACGTCTGCACCAGCGGCGACGGTTGCGGTCTTCTCTTCACCGTCTTCCTGCCACTTCACCTCGACGTCAAAATCACGGTCGTTAGTTACTTTTACCTTATTCATCCCATTCTCCTCTCTCTTGTTATTAGATGAATCACTAAGCACAATGGCTACCTGCGACATGTCAGATAGCGCCGGCTCAAAGGCGTGCATACCTTTGAGATATGGGTCGGTCACTAGCCCTACATGTTGGAGTACCGCACCCTTGAGTGAGCCATCTTTCTTGTCCTTGTATTGCAAATCCATACCCATTGATACGTTTGGAATCAGGTTTTTGTCGATTTTATCGGCAACTGCATCGTCGCGAATTTCTATCAAACCGTACAAGCCGTCTTCTCGTGCCTCCAGCTCCAGCAACTCGCCAGTATTAAGGCTTGCCAAGCTTGAGCTGTCATACGGGTGTCCTAGTGGCACTGGCACGTAGTCCAAAACCTTGTCATTGAAGTTTTTTACCAACTGATCAACTAGACTCTTGTCAATAACCAACTTCGAATTATCCCAATCATTTGGATCTATCCATTCGCCAAACGGGCATAATTGCTTCCAATACCGTTTGTACTCGCTTTTGCCCTCATCACTTAGTCGGATGTTATCTTTCGTCTTTGTTGAAACTGTAAACATATTATTCTCCCGATATACTCCAAGAGAAATTTGCCCCAAAAGAAAATGCGACAAACTCGCTTGTCGCATATACTGGTCGTATTATATCATACTTGTGGTTAAAGCAAAACTATTTGTTTTTATGCTGCTTTTTCAGCTGTTCGTCTAGGTATTCAGAATCCATCTGCCAAATAGCATGCATCCGTTGAACTGCTCGGCTCGGTTTGTAATTTGGATCGGCGAGACGCTTCTCAACTTCCTCGGCCGTCTTATTCAAACTAGCCATCATTTCATCAGTCAGCAAGTCCTCTGATTCATCAGCGAGGTATTTAGTGTCCTTCGTCATTTCCATATCAGCCATGATAATTTCATTATCTAACTTCTTAAGCCTTTTTACAACGAACTTCTTGCCCCTAGACAGCAGATATTCGTCCTCATCTGTTATTGAGGTAACACCATTATCTGCTAGCACTTTCTCCATATCCAAATATGGCATATCCTTTGGAGCCTTAAAGATAAATACATATTTGTTCCCGTCAGCTTGCCGTGCAAACTCTATTGACACGTCCTGACTGGTAGATGTAGAAAGAAAATTAGGATTATCGACAATATCATTAACCGACAACTTTGACTCTAGCCCAATACCACGATACAGCACCACGTCCTTCTCTAGCTTCGTCTTCTTAATCGCCTTATCCAGTTGCTTAATATCAGCCTCAGCATACTCATTCATTGGTCGGCGACCCAATAGCGTCTGATTGATATTTATAAACCCATTGCCCTTGTATGTCTCGACACTCAGCAACTCTGCTTTGGTGTACTGTGCCACGTATGGGTTCTCTTCAATCAACTGCGGCTTTGGCGTTCTCTGAATCTTCTCAATGTTGTGCATCTGCGTGTTGTTCGGCGGGTTTATCTCATCCTCTGGATTATCGCCGAGAAGTCTCGTAAACGTCGAGCGGCAGTTAAAATGTCGCGGCGGAATATACTCAGGATATGCCTGCCACTCCTTCCACGTCATCACCTTGCCGTCCAGTGCGCTACAGCCAGGCGACGTCCGCGCATCCAGAATTGCCGAAAACTCCAACATATCGTCATCATCCCATACCGAATTACGCCCGGAATTGACCGCTTGTGCAATTGCGTACGACGCCGTATCCATCAACTTCGTTGCAAACCACGCCAGAATCAGCTTCAGAATCTCAGCGCTGTAATCAATCGGCTCATCATCCAGCACTACTCTATTCATTACCAGGCTTTTAGCGTAATTGGTCAGGTCATTCTGCTGCTTCTCGATAATCCAGTTTATGTATTCAACTGCTGCTTTGGTTAAATCATTGCCGTTCTTCGCGGCCGGCTTACCCATTTCATCGCTAGCACTGATTTTTCCAATCTGATACCCCTGCTTAAAGAATGATACCAACGTTCGGCGGTACTCTACTGGAAACACCACCGCGTCAATGTCGCTCACCAGCTTTGATTCTGCGACCTCCTGGCTGATTTCATCCGCCACAGTCTCATAAACTGGGCGGATTTGGTCTAAAAAACGTTTTTCTAGCTCCTGCCATCTGGCGTCAAGCTTTTTCAAGCTCTCGCTCGGTTCATGCTTGTCACTCATCGTTCGCTGACCGGTCGGCGTGCCACCAGTCTGTTTCTCCTTGCTGGCGTTGCTTTCAGTATTTTCAGACTGTTCAGTACGATGCTGCTTAATCTTCTCCACGTCAAAGCCCAGCCGTGCCGCTGTTGCATCCTCAATCTCGCTCGCCATTGCGTCAGACATGCGATCTTTTTGAATCATTGTCGTAAATGCGTTAAATATCGCACCAACCACTTCATTATCCATCTTCTCGAATGCGAAAACTGGATAGTGTGGTTCGCTAAAGTTAATATCAATCAAATCAGCGATAATGTATTGGTTAATGTGAGCCGCCAGCTTATTCATGACGGATTCTAGACTCATACGGAACATCTTTGCTTGCGTGTCGCTCAATGCAAAGCTACCAGTCGAGCTCGCCCCCTGCGAGCCTAACAACATAAAGTTAGCCAGGAATACTCTTGCCATCTCAGAGTTCTGTCGCTCAATGGATTGGTGTGGATCGCGTCCCTCAGAGTTCAGCACTTCAAGTTCGTAATTTTGCGGCAAGGTAGCCGTTGAATTGACCTTGCCTAAACGACTTAATACGTTCAATACTTTCGACGTTACTTTGTCATCAGCTTTTGCAAGTGTGCTGCCGGTATTTTTCAATACCTTTGGTTTGATAGCGTCATTTTGCAAAGCAATGCTATCCAGGTATTCCAACTTCCATTTCTTGTCGTAGTTTCGCCAAAGTGCCGTAAATATTGAACGTCCGTAATACTGATCGTATCGTTTGCCTGGTGTGAATAGGAACGTTTTGTAAGCTGGAATATCCACCGTTGAACCGTCTTCTTGCGTTTGCCTAATTCCTTGATAGCCTTCCTTCAAATCGCTCTGAATCTCCACGCTTCTCGAATCCCGCAGCGCCAACTTCTTCAACTCGTAGCGGTTATTATTTAGTCGATACACCTTCTCCCACACTTGAAAGCCGTCAACCAATGCCATCATTGATTGATCAAGGAATAGATTAAACGGTGTTTCAATACCGCCTTTATAGCTCTCGCTCAGTAAGTTGTTTCGTACGAAATCTGCTTGCGTTTTCGCTTCAGTACTTTCGTCGGCAGGCTTAATGTCATACTCACTTGCCAAAATTGGCATGGTCAGGATATTGAATAATGCCTCGACAGTGCCATCACGCAGCATATCTCGGTAATCAGTGATTTTCCTCGGGCGGTTTAGCTTTATTTTCTCTGCTTCATAGTCCGTAAATACGCCAGTGCCAGCACTACCAATCTCACGTAGTCTGCTACCTGCATTTTTATCGTTATTCTTACCGCTCAAGTTTACCAGCTTCATAATTTCTCCAAATAAAATACGACGCCTTTCGCGCGTCGTATATACTTACTCTGATTATATCATACTTATACTTAATCCAACCACTCATCGTCATCTAGCTCTTCATAATAATCACCAGCTGTTTGAAAATCTTTGCTTGACACCTGATTAATCCCCTCTACCAACAGCAACCGCACCGCATAAACCACCATGTCCACCATATCGTCGTGTGTGCCCTTCGGAAATTCAATCAACTGCTCGCGTAAGGACTGTCCATTCTGAATGTCTTTCACAATATATATCCTGCCAGCCTCAAAGAATCGGCTCACCGCCAGTAGTCGCCGCACTTTGTCTTTATCGGGCTTCAGTCCTATCACCGGCAAGCCCGCTAGCAAATCTCGAAACACCAGCCCCAGTGCACCTTCCTCTATACCAATCACCTGCGGTTTGTATATTTCATCAAGCTCTCTAACCGTATCAGCAGTGACACTCGGCGAGGTTCGTTGGTTGCGTATCGCACGTATGTAGACATTGCCGTCGGTGTACAGATCGGCAACACCCATAGCCGTCGGGTCGGCCGTCTGGCGTTCACTGGCAGCGGGATCGATTGTTAGCACCCGTGCTATCCTTGAGTGTTTATCTGGCACCTGGCTCGGCTCACATTCCTTAATCCAATCAGGCTTGATGATAGCGTCCTCTTCGCTAAACGGCTTGTGCTGATACTCTTGCGCAAAAGCAATACTTCCGACAAACTCTTGATCATTTGGGTTGTCGCGCATGGATTTTAGCTTTTCGAGGCTGCGGTGCTCTGGCCACAAAGCGTGTTCTGTGCCATCTTCATCAGTTGTAATTGCGTAGAATACTCGCGTCTGCCAACTTTTGAAAATATCTTGCTGTTTCATAACCTTGTTCACAAGGCTGTCGAAATGAAGAATCGTGCCGATAATGACAGCTCGTCCACCTCTAGCCAATGCTAGAATAGCCGCCTTGGTGAACCAGTGATAAAGCTTCTGACGTTGCTCAGCGCTCTTGATGTTTTCGTCGTTCTCGATGTCGTCGAATATCATTAGAGTCGGTCGGGTGTGACGGTGGCGAATACCACGAATTTTCATGCCTGATCCCTTAGCGGCATACTTTATGCCGTTGCTCAAAACAAATTCGCCGTCTTGCCAGTCGTCGCCCTTCATATTCCCGAATAACCATTTAATTTTCGGATTATTCTCGAATTCATCTTTAAGCGCATTGATGAACTCAGCCGCTTGTGTGTAGGTGTCACTGATTATCACTATGAATTCTTCTTGTTCAAAACAACCAGCCCAAAGCGGATATGTCATGTCCACAGTTGTCGATTTTGCGTGTCCGCGTGGCGCAATAACACCTATGCGTCGATTATTCTTATCACTGATTAAGTCTAATATCTCTTTATGGAATGGCGGCGTTTCTAGTGGAAAATATGGCCGTGCAATAAACCAACCGAACAGATGGATGTTCTCCCGCCGCTTAAATATCGCCAATAAGTACTGTCGGAGCTTATTTCTATCCGTTTCCCAGTATTTTTCGCATAGTCGTACAATGTCTTTCCTGGTCAGGTTATTCAAAGATGGCTGCTCGGAGTTCTTCGTCATCAATATTACCCTCCTCCTTCGCTTTTTTCAGTTTTAAGTCGCGCTCATCTCGCCAACCGCAAACATTTTTCATAGTAAAGATAGCAAAACTTGCTGGAGCGGCACCACTTAAAGCCACATCAACAATAAACTCACGTTGTAAATCTTTCGCGGTTTCATAGGCTTCCGCAAATTCTGGATGAAGGCCACACCAGTCCCTCAAAGTGTTGCGATGTACGCCAATTTTTCGAGCGAATCCTTCAAGCCACGGCATTCTCTGAGGCATTCTTCTAGCTATAAGCTTATCTCCGTCAGCTGACGAGACGGTTTCGTCTTCCGTGATTTTTGTGGGATCGATTGAAAAATAGTCAATTAGTTGTTGACAATATTCTGGCTTGTATTTCGTCGGCTGCCCTCCCCTGTTGGGAGCGCGCTTTTTCACTGTCTTCTTGGTTGTCATGATATTTCTCCAAATAAAAAGCGGACCTTTCGATCCGCAATTCTATGATTATTATAGCATAACTCGCTACATGAGTTTTAGGTGCATACTTACTTACGCTCAACACCATTAATCTCAACTTCAACGCGAGGCGCTTGTCTATCTACTCCGCCGAAGATAGCAACGACTTTATTCACGACTCTACAGCAATCATCGTCGATAAACTCAGCGTCAACTAGTAAATCCAATACACTACTAGTCATATTATCGAGATCATGTCGTCGATTGTCGCTATTGTAAAACGTTAATTCTATTTCCACTTGCTTATCACGGAAGATGCCCCTGTCTTTATTCAGCCTGAAGCACAAATCCATCATAGCTTGATTGTGCCATTCATTGAACTTCTCGCTACTCGCGATAAACATTTTCCCTGTTCGAGAATTTTTCAAAATCCGTTTATTATTCTTCTTACTCGGAACCTGCCCCGCGATATCGAATTTAACCTTCGTCATCTTCAATTCCCTTCACAAAAAACAGCCACCGCGTCATTCCAGATTTATCGCCGAAAGCTGGTTTTTGAGGTAGTATTTTTAGTAATTCAGTGGTTTTGATATCGCGCTCGCTCCACTCCATGGCGACGACGCAGCCAGGCTTTACGACGCGTAGACATTCGCTCAAGCCTTTGCTTAAGGTCTCTCGCCAGGTGTCTTTGTCTAATTTGCCGTATTTTTTGGCGAGCCAGCTGTTTTTGCCACAATTGATAAGGTGAGGCGGATCGAAAACGACAAAATTAAAGCACTCATCAGGAAACTTCATGTCTGTAAAGTCCATGATTAAGTCTGGATTGATTTCTAGTGTTCTAATCTTGTCTCTATCTTTCATCTCGACAGTTTCACGACGCCGGTCGATATACAGAATATTTGAGTGTTCTTTATCAAAATAAAACATACGTCCACCACAACAAGCGTCAAGTATGGTTGTCAGAGTAGTTTTCATTTCTCCTCCAACAATTCAGAGTCTTCGTGAATATTACCAGCAACCTCTAGGTTTGTTAACTCAAAGAGAGATTCAGCCACACCTGCGCACTCGCCCACAAACCCACCATCAGAAAACTTGACAACCCAGTATTCGACAGGCTCGCCAGCGTCATCTATAAGGACGTCGCCTTCGTTGATTTTCGTACCGTTTCCATCTTTTAATCCTGTGGATTGCTCGATAATATACCGCTTGTTGTCTGAGTCTGGTAGTAGTCGCGTATACCACAAGTCAGAGTCGTTTTTGTCGTATCTCTCAAAGATGAATATATTGCCTTGATTGTCTATAGCTATGTCTTCTTCGTTAAGATAAGCCTTTTCTAGGTTGTCCCAAACTCTGAAGTTAATTTCACGCATTAGATTTTCTTTCTGCTATAGTTTCCTTCATCAAATCCATTGTTTCCTCTGTGTCGTCAATTAAGTCATAATACCAATCCTCAATGGTTTTTAACTTAAGCTCTTTTATGACTTCAAAAATATCGTTTGCTGCTTTTGCGTCGAGTACGGATTGATAACATTCAAGCCCGTCATACGAAGTATGACCCCTGGCAATATTAAGTTGAGCAGCTTGAGTAAGAACTCTATATTCATACAACATTTGATATATTTTATCTTTTGTTTTTTTATCGAGATTACCCAAGCTCACAACACGTCCTCCGCCTTGATAACCTCTGCATCACCAGCGGAATCTGACTCTGACACATCTCTAACGTCATAGCCCCAAATCTCGTCAAAATCGACATCTACGAGGTTTTGTGCCTCTTGCACGCATCGCTCGGCGACTTGTTTTGCTTGCTCAAGATTGTCGGCTTCAATAAAGAGCTTTCCCATTACAGTTTGTTCAATTTCTGCTTCGTAAATCATTATCATTTTCTTTCTCTATGTCCATAAATTAGTGGTTTAGTTGACATCTGCTATTTTGTCTTTTTTTCTTCAATTGTGTAGCCATCATCGCTACTAATTACATCTTTACTGAAATAGTTAGCTATATTTCCAAAAATCAATACATAACATGCTTTAATGTCGCTCATAAATAATGGACGATACTCTGCACGAAGACAAAACTTTTTTGCAATTCTCTCAATATCTTCTTTAGGTAGTATTCTCTCGATATCATGCTTATTAAATCTAAGATTATGTTCTATTGCAAATTCTAACTCTTCAACTGTCTCTTTGTATGTCATTGTATTATGTTTACTCATAAATACTCCTCCTTATCTACACGAAATCATGTGGTTTTATTCAACCACAGAACTGGGGCAAGGCGACACCAAGTGAGTGTATATCATTAGTTAATTACTTTAAGGATTGATGTCGCCAGTTGATAGCACCAAATGATAGTTGTTTTTTCATTTTTTAGGTAGGTAGAAATATAAGTTTCCATGAAAAATAAAAGGTGCGTTGGTGCTACCAGTTAGACAGACGACCCGGGTGGCAAAACGGTCATCTGTCCAGTTCTGCGGTCGAATTGTTAATATTCACCCAGTTTTTCGACGTATGGTAGGTCGTTGGTAAACGACATTTACCCTTTCAGATATGCAAACACCAGAACTGTCGCAATTAGGATGCTATAAATAACCTGAAGTACGTAGCCACTACCGTCCATCGGCTTTCGCGGTTTATCTACCAGAATCCAACCAAATAAAACTGTAATCGCCGTTATCACTAAGTGGATTATTGTAATTATTGCTCCAAAAACTTCCATGTTATTCTTGCCACCAAAATCCTTTCTGCTCAGCCGCAGCCTCAGACTGTTTGTCGTCTTTCAAACTGCCAGCTGGCTTATTATTTATCTTGACCGCGACATCTACGTCCCGAACGCCGTGCTCCAGCAGCCATTTCTTGGCGCGCTTAGCATCATCTTCGGTATCGTAGGTTTTCGCGTGCGCCTTGTTTTTGTCGTCGCTCCAGCGAACGGTGAATGTGCAATTCATCAGGGACATTACGTAGCCTCCAGTTTCTTGCGTTTGCGGCGCTGCTTTTTGCGAAGTGCTTTTTTAGTCATTTGGATCCTCGATCGTGCCGCCAAGTAGCTCAAGGCGTTTGGTAAATTCTTTCTCAACTTCTCTGTCGTTGGGTGAGAGCAATGTTTCAAAACTAATATTAATCTCGAACTCATTCTCATACGAAACTAGAGGGTACTTCTTTCGATAGTTTATGTCGAATCGCTTGCCATCAATACTTGCTTTAATCAGCATATACTCATATTTGCCGACCCAAATTGTGTCTGGAATCGTGAATTGTGTGAGCCCTGCCATTTTCTTACAGCCCCACAACCCACAATATTGCCTTAACCAATACTGCTATAATAGCTACTCCGACTAGCGAAACTAAAATCCCGCCGATCAAATATCCTATGATATTTGCCACTTTTTGCATTTTGCTATCCATCGATTACTCCTCTTCAAATTAGTATTTTTTTATACACCCTGCTGTTGTAATTCCCGGCGCAGCAGCTGGCTTTCCGTTAACTGCTCGCTTTCAGCCCTGCGATGTTCATCAGCGATAGCTGAGACTTCATCGACAATGTCGATGTCCGCCAGTGTCATCTGATCATAAAACCAATTGCCCAGTTCGAATCTATCGCAAAACTCTGCTAATGGCTCGTCCTTCAAATGCAAGTCCAGCGCGATAGTGTCAAGTTCGTCGGATGGATACTCAAACAGTAATTCTATTAGTATCCTAATGATTAATTTTTGGCTCACTATTTCTCCTTTGCTATTACATCGCACCCTCATCGGGTAGCCACAAATTGCAACCAAAACTGTAATTTTACTGTCTTGGGGGTGGCTCAAATGTGCGAGGAGCTCCTGCGGTTGACGCCCCACCCTATATATACGAATCTGGCCACCCAAAAAGGGTGCGATGTAGGTTGTTAATGTTCTTCTGCTCTGCCGATTTCTTCCTCGACGTACACGCCGCCGATATCGAATATCGAGCGGATAGCGTTAGCTTCTGCGCATTTCGCCAACATTACTCGCGGCATGGTTTTCCACGTCCCTATAGCATCGCCAGCGCGGTACTTGCCATAGTTGTCATCAGAAGTATGAGTTTTGACGAACTCGTCGTAATAGGCTGTGTATTCGCCAATTTTCACCGCCTCGTATGAGCCGTCGAATCTGCCAAATACTTCTACCGTCGCCGAATCCAGCTTGGTTTTTTCAGCATCCTTATAGTCGAAAACTGCTTTGCCGGTGTAGGCGTACGTCGGGTTTTTCGAACGGCGCGCCAGTGAGCGCAAGCCATGGATACTGACGATTGGCTCTAGCTTTTCGATCCACTGACCGTTTACATTTTGGCGCTGATACACTGCGTAGATTTCCTTTTTAAGCGGGTTTAGATTGTACTGACCGCACACCAGCATAAAGTAGGCTAAATCCTCGATTGGTCGTATTTTGCCCATTTTGTCGACGCCCAGTAGGTTGCGGTGAATATTGCCGAGAACCTTCTCTTTATTAAGCCCCAGAGCCCAGTCGCCGACGTACTTCGCTATGCTAGCATACTCTTTCTTGACACTAGGCTTCGCGACTTTCAAGCTACTCTGCTCTTTCATTTACTTCCTCCTTTCTCAATCGGTGAGAAACACTGCACTCGCACTGGTTTAACCATTCCTGAACCTAGGTAGAGCATGTCACCCTTGCCGAGGAGTCGTTCACCCCCGGATTCATCCAGGATGATTTCCGAGTTCTTGGCGGTTGCTACTCTCAGACAGGCTTTAACCGGGCAATTAGCTTTGATGATTGGTGCGACAATGTCGGCACTTGGTCGCTGCGTAGCGATAATCACGTTGATATTCGCCGCACGCCCCTTCTGTAAAATTCGCGCCAGATTAGTTTCTAATTCTTTTCGTGTATCCCTAGTATAATTCTTGAATTTTGGCTCGCCGTTCTTCTTGTGTCCGTCAAAAACTTCTTCAACTACCTTGCCGGTCTGCATAATCAGATCAGCATACTCGTCGATAATCAGCACTTTGCGTTTTGCGTCAACCTGTTTCTCTCGATAACGTTTATCCATCAAGGCTGTCAGGTGCTCAACCAACTTCAGTGCCTGCTCAACTTCTGATATCACTTCCTTGCCCAAATCCTCAAAGTCCAAACCCTTCATGTCGACGATAAACACCTCGCAATTATCCAAACTCTGAATAATATTGCGGATGAAAACCGATTTACCGCTACCAGTTTGCCCGCCAATCAGCATGTGTGGCATTTTGGCAATATCGTCATAAATGACGTTGTTCATGGTATCGACGCCAATTGGTATCTGGTGGCTAGTGGCTTTGCCGTCAAATTTCGGAAACGACTGTTCATGCGGCACTTCAATACCAACCGTCTGAGTGCCGTAAATCGGCGCAATGACTCGCACGGCGTCAGAGCCAAGTGCTAGTGATAGGTCGTCGCCCATGCCGGCTAGTTTTGACATTTTCACGCCGCGATTAGGCTTCAGCAGATATGTATCGACAGCACTGCTTTTGACTATCTCGTCAATTCGTCCGCCAACGCCAAATTCCACCAGTTTCGCCATAATTCGTTCAGTCTCTGAACCGCTGTCGTCAGCAATATCTTCAGCAACAACTGCATTAACCGGTGCGAACTTCTCGCGTCGTTCTGTTGTGTGCACGGTTCTGACGGTGATGCCCTCCATTTGTGCCACGATGTGCATCGACTGCGCGCCGTTCATCATGTCGCGTGGGTTTGGGAAGTAAGTGGCGTTAGGATTATCAACATAATCGCTGACTGCCTTAACTACACGTCCAATTACATCGTTAGCTTCCTCAATGCCGTGGCGATCAAGTACATAATCTTTGATTTGAGGCATGCCGTCGCGGTTGATAGTTTTCTTGATTTCCTTGAAAACAACGCGACTGACAGGCTTCTTGTATTTGAATTCAATCAGCTGCACGTAGATCCAGGATTGAATCAGATACGCCCAGTTTTCGGTATCTTCGTCAGAGTACGACGTAACGCTTTTCCAATCGATTATTTCCAGCGTGTCACCCAAGTCGCGAACCACATCGATGTAGCCTTTCATCGGAATCTTCTTATTACGGATTGATAGCTCACACTCGACGCGATCTTCAATCGCGAGTATATCGTCATATGTCGGCAGTTCGTTAATAACGATAGTCGACAATTTTTGGTACTGGTCGATAATTTTCTCGCGGCTGCCAGTTTTGCCATAATCGATTTCGTAGTCAGCAATATTTTCTATTTCCTGTAACCCAGATTGTATTGCTACCTCGATTGACTGACCTTTCAGTCGTTCCTCAATCATCTTATGCATTGCTTTGCCGACAACCAGTGCTGGACTAGACGGCTCGTCGTACACTTTGGCAATGTAGCGTTTCTTGAATTGAATCTGATTATTTAAGAAACACATTATAGCCGAATGACTTAGTATTATTCGCTCCACTTACGCCTCCCCTGCCAAAGCACGGTCGAGAAATGTCGGATCGATTAGGTTTTCTAATTTCTCCAAAATCTCACTTTCACTCATTTCACTTTCTCCTTAAAATTAGTAGCATTTCACCTTACCATTCAGGCATACGCTCCACGCCTTCCATCCGCTCGAATCCCACTTGCTGCGTGCCGCATAAATCTTATAAGCGAGCGCCACATTGCGCTCTGGTTGGTATCGTCTGTCTGTCGTGTCGTGGATTGAGTTGACCTGGAATAACCCAGCGTCATTCGTTCCATTTGTATTGCGCCCCAGGGCGTTTGTCCGGCATCCACTCTCAGCCTTCATCACTGCCATAGCGATATCCACGTTCCAGTCGTATTTAGCGACCAGCGGTCGAAACCCCTCGCAGACATCTGCGCCAACTGCCTCCACAGCAGCTTTTGGCGACGCAGATGTATGAGCTTCGACCGCTGCGACCTTAGGCTTCAGTAGCGCCGGTCGCACGCTCGCTACTTTACGGATTTTAACTGTTGAATCTGTTCAGAGATTCTTGTTTCCAGCTGGCTATTCTTCGATTCCTGGTACTTCACTCCCAGTCCGAACCCAACCACGCTAGCGATTAGTGCCACGATGGTGATGGTTTTAATGCTTTCAATAACGTTTTTCCAATTGATTTTTTTCATAGTCTTTTCTTCCTTTTTATGTTTAGATTTTTTAGTAACTCCAAGCTGCTCAGGTGCCGGTGGCTTGCTTGGTTTCTGATGCTGAATTTTCGTCAGCTCATAGTCTAAGGCGTCTTTGTTAATAGCTGCCTCCTTTCTTAGTTAAATATCCCCTTGAGAAGCCAGCTGTCTATGTCGCCACTATATAATTTCTTTGGCCGATCCGCTTAAGTTTCGCAAAGTTCAATCATTGATAACTCTCAGAAGCCGCTACAAACAACAATCGAGCGACCTCATTCAAGCTATCAAAAGAGGGGTGAGCCTTTGCGATGCTCACCCCTCTGAAATTGGGTCTAATCTAAAAAATCACCGCAAAGGTGATTTACGAAGTGCCAAATTGTCCAAAAAAAGAACTCTCTGATTAACAGAGAGTTTCTATAGTAATATTAAACTAGGTAATCTTACTGATGCGGAAATATCACTTCCTAGCATCAAAGAGCAAAAAGACGCGTGCGAAAAACTCAAAAAAGTTAAGGATATTATTGACAAAAAAGAAGCGCAAATATCTTATCTGGATAATCTCATCAAAGCCCGATTTGTCGAGATGTTTGGCGATAGATTTCTGAATACTATGAACTGGCCTACCAAAAAGCTTGGCGACTGTGCGACATTCCGGAATGGAAAGGCGCATGAAAAAGTAATATCGGAGACCGGGCAATACGTTCTTATAACATCGAGAGCAATCGCATCTGATCTACAAGACGTAAGACATACTGATTCATTACTAACACCGTTAGCAACAGGAGACATCGTAATGGTTATGAGCGATGTTCCTAACGGCAAAGCTTTGGCGAAATGTCTATTGATTACTGAAAATGAAAAGTATACGCTTAATCAGCGAATATGTAGTTTAAGTAATTATGACCTAAATCCAGTATTCTTCACTTATTTACTTAATCGTCATCAGTTTTTTCTATCATTTAATGACGGAAACGGTCAGACTAATTTAAGGAAAGACGATATTCTTAATTGTCCACTCATTAGGCCGTCAATTGAACTACAGAATCAATTCGCAAATTTTGTTGCTCAGATCGATAAATCAAAATTTGTACTAAGCAATGAACTTACGATGTGCGACTTTTACATTCGTTTGATTCACGATCGCGTAATGCATAGTCGTATCAATTTGCGAGTGGCCCAATAGCTTCTGAACTTGCTCGATCGGCATCCCCTTATCGATTGCACGTGTTGCCATAGTCCGGCGGAACTTATGCGGATGAACCTTATTTATGCCTAATTCGCGCCCTAAGCGTCTCAGGCGGATTTCTACGCCAGATATCTGTAATCTATCGTAAGGCGCATCAAGTGTCACAAAAAGGGCAGGATTTGTGTCAAAGCGGCTATTTATGTAGTCCGTTAGATGTATTTTAGTTTTTGCGTCGAAATATACGCGTCTTTCTTTATCACCCTTACCAAAAACGATGCATTCGCGTTCTTCGAAATCTATATCATCGATATTTAGTCGCACAAGTTCGCCAATTCTTATTCCAGTCGAATAAAGTAAATCAATTATCGCTAAATCGCGTAAATTTTTACATTTATCTCGCATCTTTTCAATTTCCTCATCGGAAATAACTTCTTTCACGGTTTTCGTAGTTTTAATTTTGTGGATGCGTCGCATTGGGCTTTTGATGATATAATCTTCTTCTTCGAGCCATGTAAAGAAGCTTGAGATATTGCGACGGATATTATCAATAGTTGTTTTACTACAATCATTTAAACCTTGATAGCTAGCCAAATATTCACGTATGTCGTCAGTTGTAACTTTCCTGATTGGATCCGTAATCCTATCAAGTAATTTCTCGACTGTAGTTTTGTAATAGGATAGCGTTCGCTCAGAGCATCCTTCAATTTTCTTTGCGTTCAAAAACATCGCCAGATAATTGCTGTTCGAAACACTACTAACTGACTTGGTTTGGCTGGCAAGCCGAGAAGTTAACACTCTCTGTAGTTTCTGCGACTGATTTGCGGTGAGATATTCGTCCATATCCACCAAAATGTATTTAATAGTATCCTCCATTAATAGCTCCTTTCGTTAGGTTAGAACCCCCACTAACAAAAGGGATAACTTTTTAGCCAAAATACTCCTGCATTAAACTATCAAATAGAAGTTGCGTTTTTTCTAGCGACTTTTGTACGGCAAATTTTGATTTGTCGACCTGTTTAGCGAATGATGCGAACTGTTTTTGAAGGTTAATTGGCGGCACTAATATATTCATATTCTTGAGCTTTTCTTTAGATAGCTCTATTTGATTAGTCGATCCGCTAACGCAATCGGAATACAATTTTTCTTGCGTTCTCGGACGCTCGAACCAAGCTTTAAATACTTCTGGGAGAATATGGCCATTTAGTCTAATAATAGTTACATGACTATCTGCCATATATCGCGAATCGTCTGGCGCGCGAAAGATATTACAGCGACCTAGCGTACCAGTGCCAGTCGAGCATATGAGTAGGTCGTTGTTTGAAATAATTCTATCTCCATCGTAATCTTCTTCATTATATTTCACATTTTCGAACTTGAATCTATCCCAATAGATACAAGCTTGGTTGATGACTTTCAGCTTAGATTCCGTAACATACTTTGGTGATTTTCCTCGCGAGCAAAACGAAGCGACATCTTCGATAGTTTTTTCGTTCATATTATCGTTCTCAAACATCTCGATAAATCGGGCTTTGACTAGCTCGTCCAGTTTTTCAATTTGGCGCCGTTCTTTTTCAATTCTTAAAGCAAGCTCATCGAATAGATTGACTATCTTATCCTGACTAGGCAGTGACGGTATTTTAGTAATTTCAATATTGTCAATGTATCCCTTACTCGTATGTTTTAATCCGGCGCCCTTAAATCCAGCCTCTAAAACGTCCATATTCGCGAGAAAGAAATAGTATAGATATTTTGCTCTGATTTTCTCATTAGGAATCAACGTAAGGCAGTCGGTAGATGTAGAAAATTTTCCGTCATAATAATGGAGAGTAGCGCTTCCTCCGGTCCCCATTACTATAGCTTTACAATCATATAAATACTCGTCACAACGACGGCTTTCATCTGGACTTGATGTGTAAAACTGGTACTTCCCATTAGGATTTGCATCGCCTGCCTTTATTTTAGACTTTGGAGCATACGTGTAATAATCAGATATTTTCATACCTACAAATCCGGATTTGTTTCGTTTAATAATTTTTCAAGTTCGACCAGACTTTCGGAAGCTCGGCGATAAGATTATCTTTCTGAACGGTAGTAATGGTATTTGTGGTGTACTAGCGAGCCAGCTCCAACAAACGCCCACTAAGGCTATAATGACCAGCGTGAGCAAAGAAAGGACACTTTACGAAATAAGGCAAAGATTCAATGCGGGAAGCTTCTATGCAGAACGACTGATCCGGACGCAAACCAATCATTTTGAGAACGAAACCGAGTTTATCACTTACCAAGAAATAGGAATAGGTAAGTATTGCCCTCCACTCCACTCGTCCTGTCACCCAACCGTGCGTGGGTCAAACATGAATTACAACTAGTAAATCAAAGACGTGCGATTCAACCCTAATATCCATCCAGCCGGTGTCTCAGTAATAATGTCTTGGTCTATATCATGAGATGCATAAAAATGATAAAATATATATATGAGAAACGATGAAATACTCATTAATCAACTCTTTGCTGGATCTTATCTAAATGAAGGCGCAAATATCGGTCACGAAGTAATTAATTTATTTAAAGACGATAATGGGCAAAACTATCTATATATTACACCAGGTGGAAAGGTTGATAGTAGTCATTCCGTCAAAAGCGTAATTTTTGTGCGCAATATTGAGGGAAAAACTACCGTAGAAGTCATTGCTAAAGCGGAAAAATTATGCCCCATTGATGTTGCGCCGAATGATGTAAAATATGCTGATACGCCAATTAGCAATGTCTTTAGTGATAACATATACCATGGCAAGTCTGATTCTAGTATATTTTTTACATACAGAACTGATAAGATTAGGCTACCTAGAAAAAATACTAGAATACTATTAACTATCAACGATGAGTTTAAACCGAACGACGATACTATACGCTTAATTAGACTTCACTCAAATAGTAAAGCCATAAGCAATCAATCTGGTAGAAAATACTATTCTGCGCAAGACGACTATAACGCATATGCCGAATTGCAAAACTTACTTAATAATGACGATTATTGGGAAAATGACGATACTACAGAGAAATTGATTACTGATGAATCAATGCGCGGAGCTGGTCTGACATTCCTAGAGATAATACGAAAAGAAAATGATGAATTAACATTTTCGAACTTATTGGCATATTATTTTCAATATAATAAGGCTATATTTAGGAAATTCGTTCGCGAGATACTTGGCGTAGATGACCTTCGTCCGAGATTCGATATTATACGAGAAAGCAACAATAATATTGACCTATGGATAGAAGATGACAACAATGTTTTTGTAATAGAAAACAAAATTAAATCTGGGATAAATGGTATAAAAGATGATGGATATTCCCAGTTAAATAAGTATCAGGAATATACAGAAAAGCGAATTTCTAATCCTGACGACGACGCATACGGGAAAATTAGCCATTATTATATTTTTACGCCAAACTACAATCATATTGATACATCAAAATACAACTTGGCAAAACCATACACAATAATCACATATAAAGATATCTACGATTTTTTCAGAAAAAATGCGGCAAATTTTCTTGAAGATAAATATTTCTCTGACTTTTTGAAAGGACTAAAAAACCATACCGTGTCAATATCTGAACTCAATTTTAGCCTCATGAGAGCTAGATTCTTGGAAAAGATTAACCGGACGTAGTACAAAGCCAAAGGATGTAATATGCTGAAAGTATAAAGTCGACCCTCCGCATAGTTCTGCTACGTGCAGTAATCGGGCTGATTTTTATATCAAAATGGTATAATCATAAGTGTAATTATGTGCAGTATAACAAAAACTGATTTGCGGTTTTTCCTAGACTCGCCTCGACATCTTTGGGCGATGGTCAGAATTTGGCAAGAATTAAGAAAGGAGTGCTTAATATGAATCTAGACAAAGAAAAGCTTACGAAGAAGATAGTGGATACCATAAAGCCAGATGAAATAATTTATGCCGAATACTCTAGTGGCGGTGCGATGGGAAATTGTGGGTCGAGCAGAATTTATGCTCTCAAAGATGATGGCCTGCATTATTACTACGCGAGTGTCTCCTCAAAAGAAAAAAGCCAAGAAGAAGCATATAGTATGGCTGTGGATTTGCTGTTTGGACTTGCTGATAAAAATATCTTAGATAGAACATATGGCGGATTTGGGAACATAGCTTTTAAAAAGAAAGATATAACTTTTGATCGTAACGACGATAAGTGTTCATTTGTTTATGATAAGTATCTAATAGAGGCGTCGGTTCTTGGTGTATACAATAACGTTGCAAGAGCTTTTGCAAAAAAGAAGATAACCGAAGAAGTAATGGATTCGTGGAATAATCCTGATAATTACTCTGCACTGTTAGTAGATGAAAGAATGCTTCTAAATAACTACGCTGAATATTATAAAAAAGACCGGCTCGAAATAACACTATCTAATTACATTGACGCAATTGATGAAATTCGACACCTCAATCATTTAGACACAAACTTTGCAACATTCGAGCAAATATCAAGCGGGAGAGATGCGATTGCAAAGTATCGACTACGCTATCTATTGGAAAAACTAGGTAAGAACGATACTGAGGGTATTTTCTATAATTTTGACATCAAAAAAGCAAAATCAGGCGATTTATTCGCCAGCATAAGCAAAAAGTTAGGTGAAGATATTTCTGAAAAATTTACAAAGTACGAAGTTATCAAAACCAATAACTCGAATACGGACGAACTTAGCGGCAATATAGAACAATTATTTAGGTATCCAGTAGTCGTAGATTTTTCGGATGAGGCTCATAAAACGATAAGTGAAGATATTGCAAAGATAAATTCTTCTGACTTGAGAGCGAGAGGATCCATAGGTTATTATCTGGCGAGTTGTCATTATACACTAGGCGAGCTTCCTCTGCAAAAAGTCTTACCAACAGCATTACAAGTACTGAGAAAAATGCCAAAAGACGACTTCAATTGCACAAACACAGACCAGACGTATTACGCGGCCTCTTGGCTTGTGGACAGAGCATGGAGCGCTATTACTGAGGGAGAAGATGATTATAGTATTCGTTTCGGAAATATAATCTACAATAATATTTGGCCACAAATAGATGGAGTGTGGTCAATAAAGCATTATGGCGAGTATAAATTAACAGGGACATTGGGTGAGGGAGAAAATGATGCCGGTACTTATATCTTCGAGCGGGCCCTCGGCTTTATTTTAGCTCTAGATAATCTAAACGAACTGAATCCAGAACTATATAATTTCTTAAAGAAAGATGGTTGGTCACCAAGCATTGATATACGTAGAAAAAAATTCCTCTTAAATGTAGCTAATCTTGAAGATAAGAGCATTTTCAAACAGCTTCGGGAATACATGAAAAAGGCACATCCAATGGACATAGAGGATAATCTTAATGATCTTGGATTATATTTCCCCACCACGATAAGACGTGCTGATTTTCTTATAGATGCGCTCCTGGATGAGCAGGATGAGTTATTCTCCTACACTAGAGATACTATGTGGATCAAGTTGCTTTCAACGGTCCATTATAAAGGCATTGGGAAACATATACTGCAAAGGACGGTTGATAATTTCGAGAAAATAGTAGAGCTTCTCGGAGAGAGGCGAATCGTAGATGTGTATTTTGCCGCATGCACTGGTGTAGATGAAGAAGATGAGGTCGTTTTACTCAAAGAATTCAAAGAAAAGTTGCAAAGTATTGAGACTAAAAAAGATGAAAATTCAGAACTTATTGAGAGAAATATAAAGGTGCTGGAATCTACATTTACAGCCGCCAAAAAACATATAGAAGAAACTGCGTTCCAAAGAAAAGAGTTGAGAGCCTGGCTAGACAAGGAATATCCAAATTTGATAAAGATAGAATCTTCCGAAAACGATTCTGATTTATACATAACAAGGACAACAACGTAATTATATTAAATATTTACTGCGATGTTGATAGCGTAATTAAAAAGTATACGCCCCAAGGGGGACATATGAACTGGATAAATTGGTTTATCTCCTAATAAAAAACACCCGCTTCAAACAGTCGCAATTGACTAGTAAAACAGATGTTTCGAAATGCTATTATGGAGCCACGATCGGGGCTTGAACCCGAGACCTCATCCTTACCATGGATGCGCTCTACCAACTGAGCTATCGCGGCGTAACAGGCTTAATTTTAGCATATTAAGCCATGTTTAATCAACTGGGCTATTTTTTACGAGTGGATTTTTTGGCTGGTGTGCCGGCTTCTTTTGGTAGCTTCGGCGTGACAAATGCTTCTATTATTCCCCACGCTACGCTATTGACTAAGAATGTAACGAACAATATTCCTGAAGCTGACGCTGCCAAGTGCGCCGATGACGCGTTAAATA